AACGGCGTAAAGCTTTGAACATATGTTCCTTTCGATCTGCTTAGCACTATTGCCTCGCATTGAATACAGTATTGCAGATGTGGAGGCAATAAGTCTAGTTTCAGGCAGGGAAACACGCCAAACCCCACCCCATGCCACCCCCCACCCCCCCTAAACGCCAATGAGCCTCCCCCTCATACCCCATACCCCAGAACTAACACAAACGATTCAATATTTTTTAAAAATTTCCCCAAATTAATATGTCAAGTTACCAAGTATTATTTTTTGTTGGGTGTAATTCAGCTAACATCCCGTCCAATTACACGCACCCCTTTGTTCTAAACACGTGGCAAACGTGGCAAGCTACCCCCACCCCCCATCGAATTACACAGCGAACAAAGGCATATAAAATATACACAACACCCCCGGGTAGGATTCCTTACCTCCCCTATGCACAAAGATATATTTTTATGTTACATTCGCATAACTGCCGGAGATTCCGCTTACATGTCAGAACCTATAATTCCGCACATAGAGGAAAACATACCTCTACCTAAAAACGCCGTAGATGCGTTCCCTGAACTGTCGCCCGCTGAAGAACTCACTATGAGAGCCAATGTGGTGAAGTTGATGTCTGACTTAACAGGCAAGCCCCTCATACCTACGCAAGAGAATGCCGACCAAGCAAAAGAGATTGCACGGGAAATGATTACGAATCCATCTCTCAGACCTGATTTTGCTAAATATCCCAACGAGACACTTGCCATGCTTGCGGGTATGGTGGCTCAGATGAACGTGTCGATCGTGGACGAGTTGTCTGATCTAAAGCTATATGTAGTGAATAAGCTGGTGATGGAAATTGAGAACGCTAAAGATGCCAAGGCTCGTATCACTGCTCTATCTAAATTAGGCGAAGTCGATGGCGTAGATGCTTTCAAGAAGCGCAGTGAAGTCACACATAAGATACTGTCTATTGAGGAAGTTGAGAGAGAACTCTTGGACACCCTTGGCAGCTTAGAAAATAAAGTGATCGACGTCGAAGCTCGAGAAATAGTGAGAAATGAATCAAAATCTGACGCCTGAACAGCTATTTAAGCTGCGGCAAGCGTTGCCAGCTATGCCTGACAAGCAGAAAAGGCGTACCCTTGAGCTTTTGAAGACCTATGATGCTCAAATGACTCAGACTTTGAGCAAGGAGAGCTTCCTTGACTTCGTGAAACACGTCTATTCGGGGTACAAAGTCGGCCCCCACCACCTGAAACTGGCCCAGATCTTTGAAGATATTGCCAACGGCAAGAAGAAACGGGTGATTGTGAACATTGCCCCTCGCCACGGCAAGTCAGAATTGATCTCCTACCTTGCTCCGGCGTGGTTTTTGGGCAAACACCCCCATAAAAAGGTCATCATGGCCTCCCACACTGCTGATTTGGCAGTGAATTTCGGTCGTAGAGTGCGAAATTTGGTCGGAATGGACACTTATAAAGACATTTTTCCGCAAGTTGAACTGCAAGCTGACTCAAAGTCGGCATCAAGGTGGGGGACGAACTTCAATGGAGAGTACTTTGCAATTGGTGTGGGCGGCGCTCTTGCTGGGCGCGGTGCTGACCTATTTATTATTGATGATCCTCATTCGGAACAAGACGCTAAGACAGGACGACCCGATGTCTTTCTTCCTGCTTGGGAGTGGTTTCAGTCTGGCCCTCTCCAGCGCCTTATGCCGGGGGGCGCAATCATTGTTGTGATGACTCGGTGGTCAAAGCTGGACTTGACGGGGATGATTGTCAACCAGATGAACCGAGAAGAGGGCGTCGATCAGTGGGAAGTAGTGGAGTTTCCTGCAATTAAGGACGATGGCGAGGCTTTATGGCCTGAGTTTTGGCCTGTGGAGGAACTTTACGCTAAGAAAGCAGCTTTGGACGTCAGGTATTGGAATGCCCAGTACATGCAGAACCCCGTCTCCGAAGAAGGCGCTCTAATAAAGAGGGAGTGGTGGAAGATCTGGGAAAAGGATGAGCCACCTGCGTGTGAGTTCACTATCATGAGTCTGGACGCGGCACAGGAAGCATCGAATCGGTCTGACTACAACGCATTGACAACATGGGGCGTGTTTTTTAATGAGGAAACAAATAATTACGCGATCATTCTTTTAAACGCGATCAAGAAACGTCTAGAGTACCCAGACCTCAAGGCGTTGGTGCTCGAGGAGTACAAGGAATGGGAGCCTGATTCGTTCATGGTTGAGAAGAAGTCCAACGGATCTGTGTTATATCAGGAGATGCGCAGGATGGGAATCCCAGTGGGAGAGTTCACCCCGGGAAAAGGGCAGGACAAGATTGCTCGGGTGAACGCGGTCTCCAGTTTGTTCCAAGGAGGCGTGGTCTTTGCGCCGGATAGAAGATGGGCAAAGGATGTCATAGAGGAATGCAACGACTTTCCTAGCGGAGCGAACGATGACTTGGTAGACTCCACAACACTGGCTCTGCTGAGATTCCGGCAGGGCGGGTTTATCCGTCTGGAGACTGATGAGCCAGAAGACACTTTCGTCAAGAAGATGTTCCGCAAAAAAGCGGCGTACTATTAAGGATAAATGATGGCAACCAACATGGACAAAGCTGTCTATACAGACGCACCCCAAGGCTTGGAGCAACTTGGTGAGGAAGAAGAGCCGATTGAGATCGTGATTGAAGACCCAGAGGCTGTAAATATTAAAGGGCCGGGCTTTGAGATTGATATGGAGAAGTCTGAGGAAGAAGATGAGTTCAATAAGAACTTAGCTGAAGACATGGATGAGGATGAGCTAATACGTTTGTCAGGCGATCTCGTTGGTGAGTATGAAGCGGATGTTGGTAGTCGCAAAGACTACATCCAGACTTATGTAGATGGGCTTGAGTTGCTGGGTATGAAGATCGAAGAGCGTATGGAGCCTTGGCCCGGTGCTTGCGGCGTGTTCCATCCTATCTTGAGTGAGTCCGTAGTTAAGTTTCAAGCTGAGACCATGATGTCTACGTTCCCAGCAGCAGGCCCAGTTAAGACTCAGATCATTGGCAAAGAGACACCCGAGAAGAAAAAAGCTGCTGAGCGTGTTCAGGTAGATATGAACTATCAGTTGACCGACGTTATGAAAGAGTTTCGCCCTGAGCATGAGCGTATGTTGTGGGGCTTGGGTTTGGCAGGTAATGCGTTCAAGAAGGTGTACTTCGATCCCAGCTTGGATCGTCAAGTGTCTATGTATGTGCCAGCCGAGGACGTGGTAGTGCCATACGGAGCTTCAAGTCTGGACTCAGCAGAGCGCGTGACACATGTTATGCGCAAAACATCCAACGAGCTTAAGCGTTTACAGCATGAAGGTTTTTACCGAGACGTTGACTTAGGGGATCCTATCAATGTCATGGATGAGGTAGAGAAGAAGATTGCTGAGAAGCTGGGCTTTAGAGCATCAGAAGATGATCGCTTCAAGCTCTTGGAGATGCAGGTTGAGATGGACTTGCCCGGCTATGAGCACAAGGATAAGGATGGAGAAGAGACAGGGATTGCACTGCCTTACATCGTCACTATTGAGAAGAGTTCAGGTGAAGTTTTAGCAATCCGTAGAAACTGGAGACCAGAAGATGAACAGTGTCACAAGCGTACTCACTTTGTGCATTACGGCTATATTCCGGGCTTTGGATTCTATTGTTTCGGTCTTATTCATCTTATTGGTGCTTTTGCCAAGTCTGGTACTTCTATTCTCCGCCAGCTTGTTGACGCTGGCACTTTATCGAATCTACCGGGCGGCTTTAAAACTCGCGGGCTTAGATCTAAAGGTGACGACACACCAATAAGTCCCGGAGAGTTTCGGGACATGGACGTCCCAAGCGGCTCTCTACGTGACAACATAATGCCGCTGCCGTACAAAGAACCGAGTCAGGTTCTGGCAGCGTTGCTCCAGACAATCATTGATGAAGGCCGCAAGTTTGCGGGCACTGTTGATTTGCAGATCTCTGACATGTCGGCCCAGTCCCCTGTTGGTACAACGCTGGCTATTCTTGAGCGACAGTTGAAGACCATGAGTGCAATTCAGGCTCGTATTCATTACTCAATGAAGCAAGAGTTCAAGCTACTCAAAGATATTATCCGCGACTACACCCCTGAAGAGTACAGCTACGAGCCAGAAGAAGGCAGTCGTCACGCTAAACAGAGTGATTATGACTACGTAGAAGTGATACTCT